TTACTGGAGAAATATTGGAATTGTTTGTAGATAGATTTAAATTTAAAGTAAATGATTTATTGCCAGGTAAAGATCCAAGGTTTGTTGTTTCGTTTACATGCGATGCAACAATTCTAGGTGAAGATAGATAATTATTTTGATCCAATGCAATCTGTTCAAATCCTTTATTTGCAAATGATGTCTCAGTTCCATCAACACTTGTTCCACTAACAGTTTTTACACTTGCAGAAATTGAAGTTCCTGTCAGAATTAATGTTTGAAGATTTGGTCTTACAATTTCAAAAGGAATATTTTGTGTAGCATAGACGTTTGAACCACCAGTAGATTTTGTTTCTTTGATGTACAAGAGTGGGAAGCTGGTTCCAACACTTCGATCAATTCCAGAAGTGCTAGGATCGATCTTAATATAATAATAATCGAGATCTTTAGATCTGACTGTAGTAAATCCAACATCATCTAATGAATGTGTTTTGTTGATTCTCCTTAAAGAAATTCCATCCAGTTCATACTTAAACACGGGAGTTCCAACGGTGTAAGAGAATTTTGGTGTTTGGTCAACCTGTCTTGTAATATTAGTTAAGGTATTACCACTTACTCCTTCATAGGAAATGATTTCATTTTCAATCTTAATATATCCTGGATTTGTAGAACTTACGCTTACATTTTCAAAGGTGTTAAAAGTACTCAATGAAGTGGATGGATCAACAATCATATCAGAAAGAGTAATAACTCCACTATCTTGATTTGAATATGCTACAGAAAGTTTTGTTGAAGTAATATCTGAATACGCATCAGTAATTGTAACTGAATTATTTGAAGAATACATTCCATGGTTCTTATGATTAACCTTGATGTGTAATCCTTCAGTTTCTTCAGAGACAACTCCAACAGACGAAACTGTTACATTTCCCCCAGTCACATTGAGATCAGTGGTTCCAACTCCAGTTCCAATAAAGGCAATTGTACTTCCAGCTCCAGTGGTAAATGCTCCTTGAACATTATCAAGGATTAATTGATTAACACCAGCAATTTGTTGAACGGAAAGTTGTAAATTACTTCCGATAGTGCTTCCATTAAAGTTGGTAATTGTCAATACATCACCAACAAGATATCCAGAACCACCAGCATTTATTGTTGCTCCAACAGCAACACCACCAGTGATGGTAATATTTGCTGTTGCATTGATTCCAGACCCGGTAACATTTGTTAGTGCAAGGTTGGTAAATGCACCGTTTGAATATCCAATGCCGGTATTAATGAGATTTAGTGTTCCCGTTGCAGACCCAGCAGCTCCAACATATTTTCCAGTTGCATTTGAATTTCTTTGAATAATTGTATTACCCAAATTTAGATTTGCATCAGTTACAGTTGTTCCAAGTCCAACTGCAATTTTTCTTGAATTGAATTCAAGTGAATTGCTTAAAAGATTTGCAACTTGTCTATTTCCAACACTAAGCTTTGAATTGTAGAAATTAACATCGCCAGAAGTAGATGTAAAGTTTGCTTTATAAACTGTGAATTTTAAATCTTCATATTGACTTGCATTCCAAGTTGAACCATTTTGAGACTTAAATAATGAACCTAAGTTTGGTTGTTGAGTTACAACAACTCTTTGAGATTCTGCAAGATCTGCAGTTGTTATTTCAGTTTCACCTAATCTAGAAATCCAAACTGTATAAGTATTTGCTTCAGACAGAAGAACAATTGCATGTTCTTGACCACCCTGAAGATAAATTGGAGATGGGAATGTAACTGTTGTGACAACAGAACCATCTTCGGAAATATTAATATCTTTTGGTTGTACTACAACCTCACTCAATGGATAAATTGTGGCCTTGGGAATTCCCAATTCCATGGGTCTTAATTGAACAATCAATGGTAAAGTATCATCTTTTGTTTGAACAAATATGTCCAGTTTAGTAACAAAAATACCAGTTTCATCAGTAACAAGGAAAGATTGTGCTAATGGATCAAATGGTTGTCCTACAGGGACTCTAGGACTTGCTATTGATCTAGTATCTGTTACAGTTCTAGGAGTTACTACTGCTTCTCTTGTAGACTGTATTGTTTCTTGAACACTGTTCAATAATCCAGTTGCAGAATAACTTACCTCACCTAAAGAGTCTGCTGCTCCCTCTACAGGTGAATTAACTGAACTACTTGTCAATTTAAATGTTTTAGTTCCAGTTTCAAAAGATGGATTTGATGGTGCGTTTGGATTTGGAATATAGAAAGATCCAATGACAGTTCCAACATTATCTGCAATCAATCTTACATTATTAATAACTGCCTGAGCTCCACTAGTTTGTCCTTTTAAGACAAGACCGTTTAAAACTCTACCATAAAATTGACCAGATACTTCTGATGACAGACTGGATGTATCAACATTTAAAATCGTTGATGTTGATGAATAAACAGATGGAATTACTGCGGTGTTTTGTTGATCATAAGGATTTCTTGTATGAATATCAACTGGATTATTATATGGTCCATACTTATGATTTGCTGTTGCAACTCTAAACGAAATTTCTGTCGTTGTTTGTCCAGGAGTTGAGTTTACATTAGTAAAGGAAGATGCAAAAGTTCCAATTACAGTTTCACCAACTTGGAATATTCCAGATTGCATTGTAATTTCAAGAAGTTTTGGAACAATGTAATTGTTTACATCTTTTCCATCAAAGAAAGAATAGACTCGTGTAAATGGTCTGAATCTATTTGCAGTAAATTCAACATTTCTAGATCTCATGAACTTAACAAGTTCAGTCGAAACAACTCTATCACCCAAAGACACTGTTTTGAGATTTTCAGTTACTTGGAATGAAATTCCAGTTCTTCTTTCAACACCAACTTGTTGTTCAAATCTTTGGGCAGCACCACGCCCTCTCCCTGGCGGAGCTGTTCCCACTGATCGTATTGTACCAGTCCAAGTGGTTTCCCAAGAACCCCAGAATGGTGCTGTGGATCCTGATTGTGGATCAAACCCTAAAAATGCAAGTTGCTGAACTGTACTTGCATAAGTGTCTACACTGATTGTTTTTGGATCAAGTCTAACTTGATCTGTCCAAGTATCAGATGAAGGATATAATTGAATTGATCCAACGTATTTTGTTACTAGATATGGTGTTACATTTTCAGTTCTAGTAGCATAAGGTTGAATAATATAAGATTCGTCAGTGTAATCTAAAGTAATTAATTGTCCAGTTCTTCTAACATTATTTGCAACTAAATCAGTCACAAATTTTGGATCTGCAGCTGGATCTACAGATTGTCCAATCCCAACTAAAGATTTAGATCCAATCATCAAATCTAAAGATGTTACATATGGCGATGGTCTTAACTCAGAATTTGCAACATCAATAGAATTTTTAATTGATATTGTTTTGTTTTGGTATTGTGTTGATCTAAAATTATCTACAAAAAATCCAGATTTAAATCTATCTAACCCATTAACATCCTTTACTTTAAAGTTATTTGCATCTATTTCCAGAAGGTTTAATACAGTATAATTTTCGAGTCTTGTTAATCTAGTTTCAAGTTTTGCAATATCCTTCATCTGATATCGCTTATGCTCAAACAATCGAATAGAAGTTTTAGTTGCATCTGCAAGATATGGTGGTAAAGTTATAGATGCTACTTCCAATGCATCATCTACTGCAGCTGGAAGTTGAGGATTTTCTGATGGTTCTCCTTTGATTAATTGGAATTGACCATTTTTGTTCAAGAATATTCTATCAACTCTTCCGAGATAGTTTTGGTACGATAATACAATAGACTCATCCGACGCAAGAATATTTCTTCCACTGTTTGAAACTTGTGAGAATGATCTTGACAAAAATTCAAACGGAGAACGAGATCCTGTAGAAACAGTGTAGTTTGAAACTACTGGTCTAATATCCAAGATATCAGAAACTGCTCTTATACCATCTACAAGTGGAAGATTTCCATAATCAAATTGACTATAAGAATCTACAGTGGTAATATCACCAGAATCAGAAGGTAAGAAACTTGCTGCCTCAAAAATAATTTTGAGTTGTCTTACTGGTTCCTTTACATTTGGTTTCTTGACTATTTTTGCATAGTCAAGAATAGTATCTTTTCTAGCAGCATCTAAAGTATAACTGTCAGTGACATCTTTATCAGAAAGTGAAACTGCCGAAATAACGGATGTTATTCCAGAATCACTGAACTTAACATTTTCTGTTTCTAAAAATGCAATATCGTTGAGATAGATAAAATCAATTTGGAGATCATTATTTCTCGTAACGTATACTCCAACTGCTCCACTAGTTTGACCAATAAATTGCTCACCAATCAGTAAATCTGTAGTTTTATTTGTTGGGCCATCCAAACTACTAAAAGTTATTTTTGGTAACGCAGCAGCAGAAGTTCCACTAGATTCAAAGATGCCATATATTTTTGTAACATCAGCTCTGTTCAAAGAAACCTCATTATCTTGAACTCTAGTTCCATATGCATAAGAACCATAAGTTAATCCATCGTTGATTGTTGTGGATCCAATACCAGAAGAACTGTATTTTGATTTGTCTACAATTAAGGATACAATTCTATTTTTATTCTTAACTTTAGACGTTACATTTGTTTTTCTTAAAGTGGCAATCAATCTTGCACCAGTATCATTTGCACCTAAACCGTAAATTGTGAGTTGTTTTGCTTGCTCATCAAATACAAGTTTATCAGCACTTAAAGATTCAAAAGATCCGTCAGAACGAACTAAAACATATCTTTCTTCATCAAACGGTAAGAAAAATTCATTTGACGAAGCAGTTAAGGTATTTGATTGTCCACTTGTAATAGTAACTGCAAATTCTTTTTTGATGGTTAAAGAAGAATCAGTAAGATCTACAGACTTTACAAATGGTTTTCTGAAGAATGTATATAAAGTATTATCTGCGGATGATTGAAAATTTGATCCTAAGATTTTTAAATCTGATAAAGTTTGAGCTGCTGCAGGTGGAGTCCCTTCACATATTCCAGTTACAGTTGTGACACCAGTTACTGTAATTGATCTATCAGAAACTGATTCTACACTACAAAATGTTGGAACTGTTGATCCAGATACTGTAAATGCTACCAGTCCTCCTTGTTTTACATTGTTTGTAAATATAAAATTAGTATCAGAGGAAATTGAAATGCTACTAATTCCTGCTGCAGATCTTGCAGTAATTGAAGATAATCCAACAAAATATTGAGTTGATGGAATTACATCTGCCGTAAAGATAGTGGCTCCAACTCCAGTTATATATTGGGAGACTGATAAAACATCTTTTGTAGTATATGCAGTGGCAGCAGTTGATACTCTACTCGTTGTTTCTACACCATTAAAGATGAATTTTTCACCAGAAACAAATGATCCCTGAACTCCATATGCAGTTAAAATTCCCGCGTTGTCAACATCATATCTTAAGTGTGCGGTAGCCCCACTGGATTTTCCTTTAATATGAGTTGGAACTGTTAGTGTAGTGTTTTGATTTAATAAAATTTCAGTATAAGTATCAATATCAAATAACGCAAGGTCCCATTGATTTAAATTTTGATTTGAAGTATCGTAAGATCCAGACTCTAAAGCAAAATCATATACTCTGGCAAGACCAATTTCTTTTCCTGCTCCTGTTGTTGAAGAAATTCCTACCCTAGAGTTTCTTAAACTTACAATAAAAGGATTTGCAAGATTTAAATTTGGAGATCCTGCAACTCTATTTAAAGTAAAAGTTGGTCCAGTTAAATATGTAAGATTAACATCCGTGTTTGTGTTAGTTGTTCTTGGTTTTTCAAAATCAACATATGTTGCGGAAATATTTTCAACTTCATATCCTTGAATATATGCTTTTCCTGGAGAAATTCTATACGTTCCCAAATCTTCTCTTGGGGTATTATTATCATAAGTTAATTGATTCTCATTAAAAATGCCATCATTACCCAGTTTGTTATTCAATGTTTCTTTGGATGAAACATCAAGTGGTTTTGTATAATAATCACCAGATTCCTCTGAAGTTCTTCTAGCTAATTCTGTTGCTAAAATATTTAAAGTTGGATTTGTAGCAGAATTTTTAATTAAATCTCCATTTCTAATTTCTAAAAGACCTACAAAATTTTCAGTATTTGTTGTGGTAATATCTCTTTTACTTAAAATTGCTGTAATTTTAAATCTGTCAGCACCTGGAGCTGCATAGTTTGAAAATCCTTGTGCATTATCATTTAATGAATCATCATCATCTGATGTTACAATTTCTTCAATAACATCAAGTCCAACTTTGTATGATGATGTATTTGAATATGGATCAAGAACTAAGATTTGATCCTCAACGTTTACAAAAGTTCCTCTTAGAAAATAAACTCCAGAAGATAAAATAACAGCAGATCCCACTGCTGTTGAATCTGTTGTTGTATTTGCAAATCCTTCTCCTGCTTGGATAATAATATTATCTTTAGTAAAAGATTCCTCAAGAACTAATTTTTCTTGGTCTGAAAAAGTTGATTGATCATTATTTACACCAGAAGCCAAATATGCTACGTACAAAGTTGTATATTCATTACCAACTTCATTTTCACTTAAAACATATGCAATTTTAGCCTCAACCTTTGAAGTATCTCCTTTGATTATTTTTCCAACTAAGTCATTTACATATAATCCAACATTTACACCCAAATATGAATTTTCAATTTTTACAGCATTAAATCTATTATTGTAATTAATTTGCCCTGGAATTACAATAGAACCTTCTTTGAAGTTGAAGTTACCCTGTTGTTCAATTTGATTCTGTAAAATTGACTGTAATGTTGTTAATTCTCTAGCTTGAACAGGATATCCTGGTTTAAATAGTACCTTATAGTAATTTTTGTCCGCATTAAAGTCATCAAAATATGGAGAAACGTTGAGATTAGTTTGCTGGGGCATGACTCGTTAGAATTGCAAAATTACCTTAATATCTTCTTTTTGATTAGACGATCTTGTAATTGATGGTCTGTTATCAACGTAAATAATGTTTCCAGAATACTTTTTAACTTCTGGATCGGACTCGCCGTTTGTAAAAGATTGTCCAAGATAATATGTCTTACTATTTATTGTGGTTGACAGACCTGTGAAGTTTGTATCAATGGAAAGACTTACACTTCCACCAACAATAACAGTTGTTCCACCTACTCCAGGATTAGATGTAAATCTGTTCAGTTTAAATCCATAAACTGGAGAAGTGTTTTGAGTTCCATCTGAGTTAAATCCAACAAGACTTCTGTCCTGCCAATACTTGAGAACTCCTGTTGCCTGATCATATGAAATTACTCTTCCAACTGCTGTTGAACCAACTCCAACAGTTTGGATAACTCTACTATCTGCAGTAAAAGTAGCAGAACTATATCCAGCACCAGTTAACTTTAAAGCGTAAACAGAACTTGCTTTTGGTAAATCTAAAAGTGATGTTGAAGCGTATGCTTGTGGATTTTCTACAATACCAACTCTAGCAATTTCATTTCCCGTAATAAAATCTGGATTTTGATTATCATTTTCTATACGAGAATATATTAGAACATTGTCAGCTCCTAATTCTCTATAGATATCGGCACCATGACCACCTTTGGGTGGAATGATAATATTAAAAATAGGATTTGTTGTTGGTGTGGGAACATTTCCTGCTTCTAAATCAACAGTTCCATAAGTGTATCCAGATCCACCTCTGGATATTGTAATCGACTGTACTTTTGAATCATTATTGATAACAACAGTTGCTTCAGCTCCAGAACCATCTCCTTTTACAGGAACTCTAGTATAAGTTTTATTTGCCGTTCCAATTCCAACACCACGGTTAGTAATAGTTGCGATTTTTAACTGTCCACTAGTTGCTGCATTATTTCTAACAGAGGCATCGGTTGTATTAGTATACCAATCTTTGGGAACTGGCATAAAATTAATAGAATCAAATTTTACAATATCGCTTGGTTTGATAGTGTAAAGATATTTCCAAATATATCCATCACCACTATTACCAGCAGACCTTGGTTCTAGATCTGTAAATGTTGGTTCATCAAGAGATGGTGTTCCCTCTGGATTTTCAGGATCTGTACCGTTTTGTAAGCAAATATAAACTTTGTAATCACTATTTACAACATAATAATTTGCAGAGTATAGACTTACTGCACCAGATGGTTTCGCTGTATTCGTAACACTAATATCATGGCGGTACATATCATATGTTGTTCCAGATGTCCAAGTAATTTTTCTAACTACTTGTTGAACATCACTGGAGTTTAATTTTTTTAATGCTATTGTAGTATCCCAATAATCATTCTCCTGATCAAAATTATCTTTAGGTGCTGGTGGATTTGTATTCCAAGTTGAACTATAATCAGTTGCATTGGGTAAACCAACAAACACATAATAAGAATTTGAAGAAGAAGTTGCCGTAGAGACAAAATTCTTAGCATTCAAAATTCTTAACTGGTCAGTTATAATTGCAGACATTTTGCCGTTTTTTTATCTATTTATGTAGTGTAATTACGAGACTTAAGTGGTTGTGTTCTTTGAACAGTTGGAGAAGTAGCAATCCCAGATAAACCAGTGTTGTAAATTGTAAATGACTCAGGATTAGATCTTGTAAGATTTGTAATTCTTCCCCAACTAAATTCACCATAGAAGTTACTAAACCCAATTCCACTAATACCATTGTAATTTTGAAGACTTACAGTAACTTTTGTCACATAAGTAACTCCAATTCCAGGGACACTTGTTTGTGCAATAGAAACCGCAGCAGCCTCATAGATATTATCAATAAATTGAGTTCCATATCCAATAATAGTTTGATCTTCACGTATGGAAGTAACTGCAGATCCTACGTTAGAATTAAACACAACAAAGTAATATCCAGTTTGAATTCCACTAACACCAGTTGTTGCAACTCCAACATTATTCACTGATGTATTTCTTAAGAATGAGTTTGTTGGAATGAACAGATCTAAAACAAGTCCAGTGGATGCTACACCTACAGAAGTTGTAGAAATACCTGTAATAACTCCAAAATCTCCACTGTAATTTACTTTTGTGATTTGTTCTGTTTTTGGAGTTGGGAATTCAATCAGAACAACAGGTGGATTTGATGAAGTATATCCTGTTCCTGGCGAGGTAACAGAAATAGATGTAACAGATCCTCCGGTCAAGGAAGAGACTGCAGACGCTCTCTGAGTCGATCCAAGACCAACTGGAGATTCAATTGTAACTGATGGTGTGGATGTATATCCACCTCCACCATCACTAATTACAATAGAACTAATTGTTCCAGCAACTGAAACAACTGCTGTTGCTGCAGCTGCAACTATGGTATCTTGAGATGTAATTGTAATTCTCTTTGGTTGTTGCTCTGAAGATGTATATTCGCTCGCATTATCAAAGAAAGTTTTTACACTTTCAACAAATATTACCGTAGAAGTTACACCGACATTTTGAATAATATTAGTTGTTGGTTGAATTGATGCTTCATAACTTTCTCTATTTTTTCCAACTCTTTGACCATTGATAATTTTGTCTTCAGTTTGCTTACATAATGTAACTGGTCTTAAAAGTGTTGTATCTGCAGAAATTCCAACACCATTATAAAGACTTGTTAGAACTGTGTCTGACGACTTAATTTCTGTAACTAGCCTTTCAGTTTCAGTTAAATTTTCAACATCTGAATGTAACGTTAGTGTGTCACCAATTTTTACATTCTCAAGAATGTCAATAAACTCAACGTCAACATCAGCATTTCCTTTATAGAAAATTATTTTTGAAGAACTTTCAACTTTTGGAGGTTCTGGAAATGTAATTATACTTCCACCATTGAATTCATATCCAGTTCCAGGAACTTGAAGAATGTCATTTATGAATACTAACAGAGTCGCTTGAATATCAATGTTTGAACCTTTACTAGATCGAATTGTAGTTTGAACGCCATCAATGCTTAATGGGAAATTTTTTCTTTCACCATCAAACAAGGAATCAATCGAATCAAATACTTGTAAATCACCAACTATCCATCCAGAGAAACTATCGGTGAAAGTTTTATCAATAGAAACTTTGAACTCTTTAAACGTTAATGAAGTATTTGTTGGTATGCCTGTTGCTCCACCAATTGCAACAGTTAATATTTCTCCTTGACCATAAGAGTGTCCAATGTTCTTAATTTCAAAATTAATAATACTTGATCCTTGGCCGACAATAATGTCCACTGTCGCTTCAGTACCAAATCCAGGTCTAGAAGAGGAACTGTAAATTAATGGAATATTTGAATAAGAAAGAGGGTCATCAAAAACAACAATTGGTGAATTTGATGATGTATATCCTGCTCCAGGATTTGTGATAGCAACGCTTACAATGTGACCGCCACTAATAGCTGCGGTTCCAATAAACTCAATGTTTGGTGTCCCAACACTTGAAGTTTGAACGCCAACATTAACAACAGTTTGAATTCCTGCTCTATATCCAGATCCACTATTTCCAATACTAATTGAGGAGATTGTTCCAGCAATGGATACGATTGCAGTTCCTCCTGCAGAAACAAGAGGTTGATATCCAAATCCAGCAGTAGATCCAACAGAAATGATTACGCCACCACGAGGAATTGATGCAGTGTTAACATCATACTGAATAGATGAAGCTGCACCAGTAAATGATATTGATGTGATACCAGAACTTTCTGTCAGGTAATAATCTCCGAGTATAGTAAGAGGCCCAGATCTTCTTGGTTGTTGGAATATTGAATTAATTAATACAATAGCGTTTGATGTCGATACCCCAGCGATATTTTGGAAGTCAGATCTTATAGTAAAATCTTTTGTAATTGCATCAAACTGATGTGATATATCATCAAAAATATAATTGTCATGATAAGATTCTTGTAGAGAATCTGGATCACCAGATTTTAAGAAAACTCTTCCACTAAACGTTGAACTGGTGCTCAATCCTGTATAATCTTGCTCATCTGGTCTTGACGATGGATTTGGGAAAGGAATTTCACCATATGGGGCATCTGTAAAGTTAATATAATTGTCTACAATATTAAAATTGCCGAGAACTTTTGTGATAACGCTACCGGACGGATGTGTTGATATTCCACTTCCCACCAATCCTCTATCAATGAGAATACTGTTAGTAGATCCAAATCCAACTGCAGTTATCCTCATAAGTTCATTGCCAATCTTTACAATATCACCGGCAAAGAATGAGGTAATACCAGAAATAAATATTGAACTAGTAATTACTTCAATATTACTTGTCAAAGTTGTTGTAACAGAAGTGCTTACAATTGGCGATTGAATTACATTGTCGAGTCCAACAATAACTTTTGAATTTTGATTTTTGGCTCTTAAAACATGAGAAGTGCCAATGCCAACACTTGAAAGTGTTAAAACTGAAGGTGGAGTTCTAAGTGCTTCTGATGCCGAAGCAGCAACTTGAATGTGTAGATCACTTGACTTAACAACATATAAAGTCGATGGAAGTTTATCAGTTGATCCAATTCCAGTGACAGTCGTAGTCGCAATTCCAACTGCTTGTGTCGTGCCAGCTCCAGAGTGTGCGTATGATAATTCTTGTCCAGTTACAAAGAAATGCTCTGGAATTTTTATTCTATTATTGCTTATGTCAATAATGTTTGAATCATTACCAAGAATATATCTTTCAAAGATTGGTTTATCTTTGTGAGTTAAGTAGAAAGATTTTTTGACATCAATTTCAGAACCAGTATAATCACCATAAACAGATTCTATGGATCCATTTATAAAATCAATTGATGGAGTTAACGATGAATCATGTACATTTGTAATTGCATGTTGATAAACTCTTACTTCTACATTTGCATTTGCAATTGGAGTAAAATACAGATTTACATCAGATGGATTATCAATTGTAAACGATCCAATAGAAGATCCTGTTTCGAGAACTGCAAATTCAGTTAAACAGGTGTTTCCGCTATTTGATACCGAAACAAGTTCTGAAATCTGATATTGGTTATTTGTTTTATCTTCAACAACAGCAATATAATATGCACCAAACGAAGTATTTGGATATTGTGATACAATGTTATATGTTGGTGCTGTCGATGATGCAATCGATGTTATAGTAGATTTTAAAGTGGAATCTGTGATAGTTTGTGATCCAGTAGTTGTTGATGAAGTATTTCCAATCGAAACTATAAATGTATTAATATTGTAGTTAGTTGTTAACCCAGAATTTGGAGTGAGATCAATATTTAAATTGGATCCAGAAAGATAAGCACTATAAGTTCCTAATCCACTTATAGCAGTTGGAGTTAGGTCATTTGCGGTCATTTGACCGTATTCTATCAGTGTTGCTGATGTTCCATCATGAATTACAGTAACTTCATCAATTTCAAAATAAGACTTGTCGGATGCTTCAATTTGAATCAGAAGTTTGGATGCTCTATAAGTAGATGCAATTCCAACAATTGTTGAAGCTGTTGTGGTTCCAACCGAAACATTTTGTGTAGATGTTTTTATGATTACAGAATCTCCAAGAGAAACTGTTCCAATTCCAGTTGTAATATCTCTTAAATTATAAGATGCTAAACTTACATCATAATTATTGACAGAAAAATAATTTGGATAGAAAAGAAGATTTGCTTCTGTACCTAAAATTGTAAAATCAAATGATCCAAGATCATGTATTGTTTCTACACGTCCATATTGATTTAGATATCCATTTGCGTTATCATGAAGAAGTGAAACAAGTAATACTTCTTGATCTGTTATTGTAAATTTATCAGTTATTAATGCAATATATTTTCTAAATCTATATGCATTTACATCAAATTCATCGACAGAGAATGTATCAACAACACTATACGCTATCGATCTAGGAGAACTATTAAATTGAGGACTTAAATCATCAATCATCAAGACTCTATTTCCAATCGACTCAATATAGTCTTGTACTATTTTTGAGTTAAATGTTATCTGATTAGAATTGATTTTTCCATCTAGAATAATATTGTTTTCCTTTGCCAAATCAAAATCAAAAATACAATTTGTGTCAATTACTGTATCTACATCAACAACAGCTTCAAAATCTCCATTATCTTGACTTGTTGCAATACCAGTATAGTCTGCTGAAGATTCTAATACCAAATCACTAAATTTTTTAAATCCCGAAGTGTGATTTAAATCACTAACAACGTCATTCCAAGTATCTAGTGAAACTTCAGATTTGAGTGCATAAGAGAAATACTGATAATAGTCATTATCATGTATTCTTTGTAAAGCGTTGTTCAAGAATCCAGTTTCAGTATTCCATCCCTTTTTAACAATCGAAGATGATTTTACATCATAAACAGAATCATATTTTACAACTTCTTCTACTCTACCTTGAGAATTAGAGGATTCTCCAAATACAATTTGATTTGGTGAAAAATCAGTTTCAGTTGCTATTTTTAAATAACTACTTTCATCTTCCCAACTAAGAACAGTTCCGGCAGCAGTTTCAGAATAAACATTTTCTCCAATATTGAACTGATTTTTTTGAAGTTCTATATTGAAAATTGGAAAATGTTTCTGTGGAATTATTCTACCATAAGAATTTACTGGATCATAAGTTCCTGGAATTTCTGTGGATTTTAAATAATCTGACAAATTGTATGAAACCGTAGCTCCAATACCGCCAATATTTGGATCAGTATTTACAATAGTGAATAAAGTATAATTGTAATTTGCAGAGTTATATCCTTTTGCAGTAGATCCAACACCAACACTGATGCTCTCAATTAAAACTTTATCACCAATATTAAATGGGAAATCTGAAGCATTGCTAAAACTTGCTCCAAGAGTTACAACAACATCTTTTGAAGATTGAATGAATGTTATTGTACTAATCCCCACTCCGTTGATATTGTTAGTTGGAATAATAGTTGGAGTTACGTTACTAATGCCTTTTGTATTTTTTAAAATTGTAACTTGAGAATCTCCAACATTGTACGTCAAATCAACATCAGAAATCACTTCATTAGTCACACTATCAATTGCCACAAGATTTGGAGCTATAGTGTAATTTCTACCAACAGAACTAATTCCAATTGATTTAAATGATGATAAAGACTCAATCTTTAATATCTCTGGCAATTTAGCAGAAGGTCTTAAACTCAAATCTGATGGATAATCAAATCCAATATCTTCAATTTCAACTTTAGTAATTGAACCAATTCCAGAACTGGATGCAATCAAAACAGATCCTGTACCATATGATGATGAAACTGTTATATGTGGAACTTTTTGATAGTTTCTACCCTTTGATGTAATAGAGATCGAATTAATTTTACCATAAGCTGTAGTAGAATTTGTATAATACTCTAAGAGTCCGCTAGTTGTTGTATATTGACTTTCTTCTGGATTTTTTAATATTGTATATGCAAATTCAGTTTCTGAAGATTTTATTGCATTAAATTTTCCAACATAATCACTATTTTTTAATAAAATTTGATTATGTGTAATAATTTCATTGTCAATTATAATTTCTTTTTTAGTTACATCATTTATACTCAAATTAATTGGATCTAAAGAATAATATAATGTTGATGGAAGATTATCATTTATTTTTATAGAAACTGTTGCTGTTGTGGTTACTCCTATTGATCCAGTTTTTACAACTTCGAATGAAGGTGATTGCTCTGTAGAATTAAAAATATTTTTAAAATTAGGATCTGTATAAAAATTAAAATCAAATGCAGAATATTGAACTGAATTATTGAAGAAAGATAAAGAAGAATCTGAAACGTCAAATACTAAAGTGTAATCCTTGACGGCATTGATTTGAGGATTAATTTGTGATATTGTCCCTAAAGAAGCTGAACTAATTCCAACCACTGTTGGTATTGGTTGTATAGCATCATAATATGTCTCTGTTAATTTAATTTTATTTTCATCAACAGCGACGACATAATAAATTGCTTCGTTTAATAAACCACCAGATGAAGATGTTGAAGTATGAATAATCTTTTCACCAGTAGTATATTTGTGATTTGATATTGAAATTGTATTATTTAAAACATCAACATTTGTAGATATAAATGATCTTGGGTTGATAACCAATCTTCTGTTGTAATCATCATATTTTACTACGACAGTTGTTGCCAATCCTGGATTTACTTGTACATAAACTTCATCATTTGTTTCTAGTCCATGAGATGATGCAGTTGCTACTGTGACTTTGTTTCTACTTACTTGAGCAGTTAAAGTATTTTGATAACTTGTTTTGAAACTATGAGTATTTCCAACCCCAACACTTGTAAAATAAAGAATATTTGTAGATGTGCTTCCAACACCCACAAAAGATCCCGTGCTGCCAAGACCAACTTTAAATGTTGAAATACCAATTAAATCATCTGAAATTTTTGCCGCATACACAACAGAATTTTCTTGAAGTTGGAAACTTGAAATACCGTTAGTAGAAATAGATACTGGAGTTCCTCCATTTGTTTTGTAAATTAATGGAGTTCCAGTCTTTAATTGATGATTTGGTAGATATATTGCTCTAGTTGGAATATTGATTTGAGTTATTCCTGCTCCTGGGTTTGCAAAAGATAAAGTATATCCAATTCCTGGTCCAGAAGTTGTTCCAAGTCCCACAGACTCACCAGGATCAAAATAAAACTCTTTATTCAAGTCATATTGGTATGATGTTGAAATTCCAAAATTGAGTTGTAATTTTCTAGTTACTTCAGTTAAGCCTATGCCAGCAGAATAAGTGCCAATTCCCGCGTCATTATTTGTATTTCTTAAAACCCGTATTCTAGAAGATAAAGTATCAATATTTAAAACTTTTACCTGTTCATTTCGAATTTGATAAATGTCATTTTCTTTAATATTAGGATAATTGAGTAACCCACTAACTTCAAAGTATGTTACTTTACCTGTAGATGTTGTTGATCCAATTCCACTTGTTAATTTTAAAACATTTGTTGTAATACCAATTAATCCAGACTTTTGATAATCTAAAGAAGAAGAAACTGTAACGATGTCATTTTTTAAGAATGCATGTGGTTGTGTTGCAAATCCAATAAATTTGTCTCCACTCGCAAGTGGAACAAACTCCACATTATAAACAGTTGAGTTAGCAACACTTACTTGAGATACTTGTTTACCACTAACTGTAGAAACTTTTGCATTAAGTCCAGATCCACCAGTTCCATCATTATCAAATACTAATTGATCATTGACTTGATAACCAGTGCCGCCGGTTACAATCCCTATAGAAGTTATACTACTTTGTGTTACTCCTTTTACAATTGAAGTTTGTTTTTTAATTTTGTTTGGATCAACTACATAATCATAGTAACTTCTTTGTTTTGTGATATTATATGGAGTTGTGTTTCTTAACCATCCAGTTTCATTAATATCAATTTCATCTTGATTAGATGTTTTTTCAAAATTAAAGTTAATTGGTTTTGATTTATATTCATTTCCAATAGCATATGGAAATACAGGTCTTAAATAATTTTCAAAAGCTCCATCACTATCTACAGAAACTGGATTTATTGTACAGAAATATGCGTATACACCATTTGGATATTCTGGAGTTACACAAAATCTACCATTGTATTCATCAAGATCTCCAGTTTTTGTAAATTCATAATCTTCAACAAAAAATCCAGAAGGATATAATGACGCGCTAGGCCTGTTAGTTTTAAGAAAAAGTGAATAACCAGTTTCCAAACATTTTACAATACCCCCAGATGGTTCGCTATACCCATATGGACCATAAATTGGGTTGCCATCATATGCCCACCCAATAATTGGTGAGTGTGAACTGGATAAAGACTCTACTCCAGATGATGTTTGTAAATCGGGAACAAAGATTACATTTCCATCTTTGAATTTTGTTGCTAAAACTATAGATCTTAATTTTCTTGGAGCATATGCATGAGTATATTTCAATCCAAAATTTTCATCTAAAGATTTAATGATTACGCCATCATCATCAGAAATTTGATTTGATGCAATGAGTCTTTCTACTAAATTAACTCTCCAAGATTTAATTTGTACATCAAATTTTGCTTCAGATCCTGCAGACACTACAGTAACAAAAGTTGAAGAAGAATATCCATTACCTCCAGAAATAACTTTTACTTCTGATAATGACCCATTAGAAACTATTGGAGTTAATTGTGCGCCAGTACCAGTTCCGTTTATAACTAAGTTTGGTGGGGCATTATACCCTGATCCACCATTAACGACCAATGCGTCAGTAATTTTTCCATTTAATACAACTATCAAAACCTGAGCTTCACTGCCACTGTTTAGTGTAAATGATGGTTGTCTATTATAATTTAAAATTTCTTCAGATCCATAATCTTCTCCACCAGATTCTACAAAAACAGAATCAATTGATCCTCTAAAAATTGGTTGTAAAACTGCACTGAAGCTTTGACCAGATAAAGTAGAAACTCCAATTCTATCCTTTACTGTAAGACTTATTTCTGGATAATTAAATATATGTGTTCCGCCACCGGTCGAAGTTAAATTAATATATTGTTTTGTTTTGTAATAGAAATCTTGATTATCCGTTCCAACTCCAACAATTGACAATCTAAATTGTTCATCAGAAACTTTGGTTACATAATAATTTGTCGTTGTTGACAATCCACCAATTACAGATCCTGTTGTTTGATAAGAAACTAATTCGCCATCAAAAAATCCATGATTTTTAATGTTGATTATATTTGAAGAAGTATTAACTCCAACTGTTGTAGTTGTAACTTTTTTATTTTGATAATTACTCCCAGAAGAAATTACTGATATTGAACCAAGTTTTTTCTTTTTAATTATCGATGACAATTTGTGTATACCAGTTCCAAAAGATGTTAAATCTACAGTGTTAATTCCAACTGCAGCATCATCAAAAGTTTTATGAAGTTTTACTGTAAATCCATCTTGAACAGAAACATGATAAAAAGCTCCATTAGATAATCCACCAACATCTACTCCACTTTGAGAATTATAGATTACTTTTTCAGCATTTCTAAATTTATGATGACTCGAAAATCCAACAGTATTATTCGTAAGATTTACGTGCCCAGCTGGAGATGTTGAGTTAAATTCAGCATGGTGATCAAATTCTATAAGATTTGGTTTTACGAAAGCTCCAGATCCATTTCCACCAGAAATGGCAATAACAGGATCATCTAAGTAATCAAATCCAGGATCAACTATTTCAATTCTTTCAAGTCCACCAATGACAGAGCAATAACCAGAAGCTCCAGTGCCAATGTCATCAGATATTGTCAGCACTGGTGGATTTATTATATCATATCCATTTCCTTGACTTAGAACATTGACATTTTCAATTTCACCATAATAAACCAGATCTTCGGATTTATAATTTAATAACTCTACACCACTTATAAAAATACCAGTAGACCCTGGAATTGTCTCATAAGTTTCAGTGGTGCTCTCTGGATTAGAAAGTTCTCTAATAAGTTTTTGACTTTCAACTGAATTAAGATTCAGATTAGCATCTGAAAAATTGTACAAATAGAATTTGTTATTGGTTACAGTTCCAGATACTGAAATAAAGTTTTCTGTAAAAATATTTTCTTTACTTCTAGCTAATTTTATGGTTGTTTCATTTACTTTTTTTACAAAATAAATTCCTTTAAGTAAATTTAATTTATTTGTGGTGCTTTCTGGATTATAAACAATTATATCACCAGTATAAAAATTATGAATGCCAATTTCTAAATCTGTTCCAGAAAATTCTCCAGAAAAAGTTATTGATCTATCAACAACATTAACTGACTGATTTAAATAATTTGGTAATGATGGTGATGCAACATACAACGAATATTTTAAATCCGTGTATACGTTTTGAACATTTGCAGTATATTTTGTAAGACTTGGATAGTTTGAGGAATTTACTTTTAAAATATTTTTTCTGATACTATAAAATTTTGTAGTGTCTAGTTCACCTTGGCCACTAATATTAAATGAAGTTGTATCTTGTAAGGAAATTATGCTAGATTCTGCAGTTAATGAAGCTTCTTCTGATGTAACCACGGAAACAAATTCTTGACTATCAGATCCTATTAATGTAACGGAGTTACCAATAGAAAAATTATGAGCATCATAAAGACTTACTCTGTAAGTGAAGTCTGAAGAATCGATAAGATCAATTGTTTTAACTTCATATCTTGTTGAAACGTTAAATAACCAATTATTTGACTTATAATCTGTTAGATTAGAACCCAAACACTTTATTTTGACTAAATCATTTTTTTGATAAAAACTAGTTTTGTCTAAAATATCAAGATCCGATAATACTCCACTAACTCTGACTTTTATAATTTCAGTTGCTGCTTTATCACCATACCCATAAGCAAAGGCATTAATTCTAATTACTTGACCACTAGAAAATGCCTGAGTAATTCCAGAGCACCCGTAAAATTGATTTAAAGATTTTTCTTCATAAGTTACAGTCAATGATGTTCCATTTATTAATTCTATAATCAATTCACCAGAAGGAGGAAATCCAACTGTGGAATCAACATCTAAAGTTATAGCATTGATTATGGTGTTGGTAACTGTTTGAGTTGTGGGATGAATACTAAATTCACCTAAAACCGTTCCAGAAACATTGATGTCTTTGTCATAATCATAGTCAAGACTTAATACATAATATTCTTTATTGCCACGAACTATTTTTTCAACTTTAGATATTGTGCCTTCTGCTCTTTTGAAAAATCCATCAAAATCTTGATATAGAGTTTTATTTTGAAGATCTATCGGATCTCCCTCAATCGCTTCAATCACCAAGTCTTTAGTGATTCTATATTGAGCATCTGAAGGTTGAATTAAATAGTCTCTCGGACGTATAACTTCGACTTCTTTTCCGTAGAGAGCTGAAAATAAAATCTTAAAAGAAGCGTCGGTTCCTTTCGAAGAATAGAAGTCTTTTGATTGCTTAACAAAAAGACCGTCATTCAATCCAGAGTATAATGATCTATTTTCAAATCCTGGGCTAACTTGCTTTTTAACTTTATTAAAAAACTCTTTTAAGAATAAAATACTTAAATTAGTTACAATAGATCCTGATGTGTGTTCTGCAATTTCAGAGTCAGAAAATACAAGTTGATCTGTAGTTGCTGGATCATCATAAGATGTTACGCCACTAAATCCTCTTATACAACCCCGAAACTGTGTTGAAGTCTTAGAAGTATAAGTGATGATTTCATTATCAATTTGGATGAGACCATATGAATCTGGAAATCCATAAGTAGAGTCTACAGAAATAGTATCATCAGTAAATAAAACACTAGAAGTAAGGGTTGTGCTCTCTGTAAGATTTGTCAGTTCATCAATTTTGACATATTGATCAATATTTTGTAAAAGATCTGACGCTCCACTTTGGAATTCGAAAGAACGATAATATTGTTTTAAAAATTCTACAACAAGAGGGAATTCTTCTTTTATAAATCTTGGAAGTTGACTTTCAACAACCTGACTAATCTTAACTCTTACTTCTGACATATCTTATAATCTTACAAAGGCTCCGTTTGTGTAACTTGAAGTCACGATATAAGTTGAACCTGAGATGTTAGCTCCAGATGAGATATCATCCGATTGCATGTTCAACACACTGTTATTAATATCTAGTTGCAAATAAAGATCCTCTTTTCCGATGACATCGTTTGATTGAGGACTTACCGAAATTTGTATAATTGGAATTCCTCCATCAGTTTTTGAAGTTCCTGTAAACTTAATAGCAGATAATCTAATTTCTCCACGTACATAATCAATAACCCCAACATTTGTTCTTTTTATAATTGGTTCTGTTGGAGATTTTAAACTAAAGAAAAATATCAATCCTGTTTTCCCATCAGAGTTTGGAACATCTGACATGTATAATGTCTCAGATATTCCATCAACAGTAAATCCTGAAGATTTTATATTGTATCCATTTTTTAAATCTTTAACGTGAAATTCATTTCCATAACAAATTTCATAATCCGCAAGTTTATTAATAACAACTTTTGTGTCACGACGCATCACGATTCTTGTAATATTTGAGGTAATTGATGTATGACTATCGTCAACTATTTTTTGAAATTTACTGTATTTAAATCTTGCACCATATTTGTTTAATTCTATAGAATCTGCATATTTTTCAATGTTTGATGAAATAATAGATTTTACTGTGCTAGCTCCTGGAGAAGTATTTGCGTTATAATATGCTGTTGTATCATATTCGACGTAAATATATTTTAAATCAAGAATTTCTGGAACAATTCCAGCAACTGTATATTTTCTTAGACCTGCTTTGATATTATCTTTGATGGGATTCGGAACAAACGACCCATTATAAGGTTTAATTGAAATAAAGACTTTACCATATTTTGGTGGACTTAAAGTTTCTCCACCAAAAACAGAAATAGACTCTGCTTCTGAATAAATGCTTGGGATTATCGCTTCATAGTCAGCGGCCGTTACCGCACGATTTTGTGACGCATATATTCTTGGCGCATAATTTTTAATTGAGTTAACAGATTCAATTTCAGCACCATATTGTGAAGTAGAATCTGTCGTAACTAAAGAAATATCTTCTGTAACAACAGATTCATTATTATCTAATAATCTTCCACTATAATTAAAACTGTTTACGCGGTTTCCTGCTTCTCCGCTCGTTATAACATAAGAAACTTCAATATAATTAAGATTGTCCAGTTTCTTGCCAAAAACATCATCACCAAAAATCAATTCATACCTTTGATCTTCAATTTCTTGAATAAAGAATACTTTAGATTCAGAATTAATCCCAATTAAGTTCTCTGCAAGCGTAAATTTACGTGTTACAGTGCTATTTTGAGTATTTTTTACGACTACACGAATTAAATTTGTGTCAATATTGAAATTTGTTAAGATAAAACGCTGATTCGAGTTGTTTGCATCAACTGTAAAGTTTTGAGTAACGTAAGTTCCTTCAAAAACTTGAACATTATCAAAGGATGCAATTCCATTAACTACAGGAACTGTAATTGAATCCTGAATTGTAAAAGTATAACTTTCATTTCCAAATGCAACTGCACTTGTACAAACAATTCCCTTTTGTAGAGTTAAAGAAATTGGGTTTGTTGGTAAATTTGTAGTATCTACTGAAAATGATACTTTTGCTTCTGCAGCTCGTCTTGATTTTGGCACATATCCTATTGCTCTTGCAAGAGATACCACATTTTCTCTTAAAGTTGCACTATCAATGAATACTTCGTTACTAACCATGTTAGCGTTGTACGAAGTAATGTAAGTATTATATGCTAATACATCAATAATTGATGAAAGGTTAGATCCTTCAAAATCATAGTCAGTAAAATTAGAGTTCGCTCTCAAATACTCCTTGAGCGAACTCTTAATTTGATCAAAATCTAGATTGCTAAAGTTAACTAGTGCCATTTATCGTGTCTGCTGTAATGCAAATGACAATTGTTGTGGTAATACGTCAATCCCAACAATTTCATATTTAACTGTTACGTTAAAACTATTATTATCATAGTCTGGAGAAACATCAGTACTTATCAAATTAACTCTTGGTTCATAATTTGTGATTGTATTTTCAATTTCGTCCTTAATTACTGATGCCGAAATAGCATTGATGTTCTCAAAAAGTGATTTTGTTACGTTTGAACCAAGGTTTTGATTGAAAAATCGCTCTCCAGGAAGAGTAGTGACAAGATTTCTCACTGAGCGAGCGATTGCAGTTTCATTTTTAATCGCAAGTATGTCATAATTCAGAGGGCTAATCTGAAATGACATACTGAGATCCTTAAAACCCTTACTTACACGCTCTGAAGGCATGAAAAAATAATAAATCTGTCTTATTTATGACGGATTTTAAAGATTATTCATGCCATCTTTCAACAAAATCGTCAAAACCGCCAGCACCACCACACGGTCTTGAGTAACGATTCTCTGGAATGTCATAATTTTTAAGTTTTTTTGATTTTTTTAAGTATTTTTCCGAAGAAATTTCAGTAATAAGGGTCATTCCCGATTTAATAAAGTCAGTTCCCTTGTCCGTTGGATGGATTGCCATCGTTTTTAGCTCCTGATTCGTTAAAATCAGAACTTTTTACGGGGTTGCTATCCCGAATTTCTTTGATCTCGTACATAAAATCATCTGACGTTTCAATTTTGCGACGATTTTCGACGGAATATTCGGTTAAATCAATTTCATACCCTGGATTTTTGGTAATTCTATTCTTAGTCCAAGCATCATCATACCACAATATCTTATTATTTGGGTATGCATAGAAATTTCCATTATCCATCTTAAAGAAATGAGCACACTTATGCTCTGGAGTCTCACTAAAGTTAGTATTCAGTGTGGATTTAGATTCCCACGACCAATCAAGAGTGAACAGATAGGTTCCTTCATTTTTCTTTCCTTTATAGTTCACTAATTCGGCACGTAAGTTAGCCAATCTCGAACGAACTTGAACGTCAATATAAGGAGAAAAGCAATCCCACCACATACACTCCTCAAGGTCTGGTACAGGTGCATCTGGCTTCCAGCAGAAGGCATGAATCGGTCTACGAGTCCAGTTGACTCCATTCTCCAGAAACGCTTCAAAGAGGGGTACGTGCTTCTCTAAGGACGCTACGGAGTGTACATCGCATAAAGTTACCTCACCGTGGCCTTTTTTATGATTGTATAGAAACTCATTACGAATGTAACAAGTGATGGTTGGAAGATTATGATTTAAGTATGCCATACGTTAATAAAAAAAGCAGAGACGAATCCCTGCTCTATCTATATCATCTACCTTGTCCTCTATATTTTTTCTTAGCCCCATTGCGAGATGTTGCTGAGAGAAGAGTTCTTGCAGATCGTCCTTGACGAGTCTTCTTAGGTGCTCCAGGTTCGAACACCACTTTATTCATACTACCCTTGGGTTTCATAGATTTCCTCCAATTCTAATTCATTCACATTAAACTCACCATTTTCATAATATTTTTGAGAGAGTTCTTCGAGGACCTCCGCACATTCTTCATAGGAGAGATTCATATACATCTTCCTCCCATGATATAAGATATTAAAGTGCTTCATCAGATCACACGAGTCTTTTCATGCCCCACACGAATGCGAGGGTCACACCAGATCTCAAAACCTTTTTCTTTGGCATCGAGACAGAACGACACGTCTTCACCACACATATCTTGAACTGCACCAGATTCAAAAACCTGCATCTTTGGAGCGAACCAAGGATACTCAAGATTCTCAAAGACACCCTTCTTAATCAACACCCATCCAAAACCAGTGTAGTCAACCGTGAAGGGCTTACGACGTTTTGAGATACTCTCCACATTCTCGTGATTCATCACACCACCATTACGGCGGAAGTCATCTTCTTCTAACCAGTGAGCTACTGAAGTCGTGTGCCCATCTTCTGTTGCGTACCAACCAGCGACAATCTCCTTCTCTTCTCCCTCTTCATTCAGAGCGAGATCACAGAGTTGCCAGAACTTTTCTGAGTTAAACACAATGTCATTATCAATCCACAGTTGATAATCGTAATTGAGTTTGCCATCCCAGGGAATCTGCTTCGGCCCACGCAGTACATTTGCACCAAGACACTTACAACGTGCAAAGTTCACCATAGAAGAATAATCTTGAGAAATTTGAATACTCATACCATTCTGTACCAAATCAAAGCACATTTGTACAAATGACTTCAGAAACTGATAAGAACATCCTCTGCCAGGAAGACAGAATACAATTGACTTACCATGCATTCTTTCTTTAATTTTATCATAATCCCACTCAGGCCCTGAAACCTTCGGGGTTGCTGCTTTCACAGTAAATCCTTTTGCCATAAGAGAAATAAACCTTCAAGATCAATTTTATCAGAGTATATATGCTTTGTCAACTTACATTTAAGTTAAACGATAAGATCAATCTTTCTTTCTCAGATTCATTTGGAAGTGTATAGTGATTGACAACTGCTGGAAAGAAAATCAAAGATCCTTCGTTTACATTAGGAGCATGGTATAAAGTAGTTCCATCTAAAAAAGAATTAAATGGAGAAATAAAATGAGTTGCTGTATGCTCATTATAATCATAGTCAATATAACATACTGCACTATATCCATGAGATCCATGATTATGAACTCCATGAAAATTTTGTTTATTTGCGTCTTCAAACCAAGCATTTCGCATGTTAAAATTTTTAAAGTTAAAATGATTTGCAAAAATATTCAATTCTTCATTCAGAATATACAGAATATCTTTTACATAGATTTCTTTTTGATCATAAAAATCTGTTTTTATATAATCCTTATCACGAAGATTACAGCGATTACAAATATCTTTTAATTGTTCTTTCTTATTCTTCCAGTCTCTTACTTCAACATGAAATAATGGAATCACAAACATATCATCACGATAGTCATTCATAATCAATTTATCACGATAGTCATTCATAATCAATAAGAGGCTTCCAATTCCTTTGTCGCTACGATTTCTTCATACGAAAGATCGCCTGTAGAATACTCAGTTTTCATGAGTCCTACAAGGCGATTAAGTGTTTTCCATGCAATTGCAAATTCTTCTTCTTTTACTGAGTGCATCAGACACTTATCTTTTGCATAGATGTGGTAAATTTTTTGCATCGAAAAATTTTTAATTCAACACGGTTATTTATTTTTTCTTGCCACCCTTTTTAGGTAGGGTTCTCTTGTCAGGTCTTGAATAATCGTCCTTATGAATCCATTTGACGCCCATTTTTTTCCTCCGGGATTTTTTTGTCTGAATGATATTTAGAGGTCGAATTGTCACCTCTGTAGGTTAGGGTAGTTTTGAATTTTATAAACGCCCCCGTCACGCGCCCCGCCGCAATAACCGCAGAGGCACCCATAACTGCCAACACGAATAACCGCTGCACGAATATCTAAGGGGCTCAGAGTGTCTCCGAACCCCTGTATTATACCATCAAAATTCTATAATGTCAACCTCCACATTTTCGGTGGCGATGGATTCGAGAATGCTCAGAAGCTCATTGCCAGTGTTACCTTGAGCGAGCAGAGAAAGTGCAATCGAACGAGTCATGATAAAGTGTGAGTAACTGTGTGTTTGGTGAGTGTCTATGAAGGCGCATCTCATTCCTTATACATTACCAGTCTACATCCAGGTCTTCCACATAAACCTCCACTGTCTCATCACCATCGAGTTGAAATAACTTACGCCAGTTGATCTGTCGTGCATCAAAGTCACTATACACGGAAAGTTCCAGTGTCACACGCACATTCTTTTTCTGGGCTTGAAGATAAGAAACTGACATGGCTTTGGGTGTCGAGGAACTAACTGTGGCCAGTATAAGATACGGGAGCGTTTGTGTCAAGTGTGCTCAGAGTATTTATGAGGATCGGTGATATTTGGCGGGGTCTCTGTGCGGTTATGGTAATACTGGGGGACTTGACATTTCTCTGCGGTTGTGGTAGAGTGCGGGCTAAGATCGCTATAACCGAAGGGCTTTATAGGGTCTTAATTCTCAACAATCACCCTAATTGATTCTCAATAACTAACACTTATTGAGAATGAATTAAAACACGCACTATAATTAAAAAAGCCATTTTTAATTGATTTTTACCATTTTTCGCTGAATATCACGTTCAATTTGATTCAATGCGTGACGACAAGAGGGTGTAGCACTGGTGAAAATCTTAAGACCTGAGGGATGCGACCAGACCAAATGTTTCGAAGTCCGCTGTAACTGAAACTGATAGGATTCCATCAAGATAGTAAGTTCTTTCTTGAAGCTGCTGCTCATTGTTCTACCCGAGTGGTGATGTCTTGAAGAT